GGATACCCCCCGTCCGGAGTGAAGGTTGTATCTTTCACACCGGGAGTGAAGCTACGCTTCATTCCGAAGCAGGGAGTCGATGTTCGCTGTGCTAGCCAGCGTGGTGAAACCACCACTCATAAGTAGGTCGAGCAGGTTAGACACCTGATCGATCACAACTTGAGAGGTGATTACCGCACTTCGCGGAACTGCGAGGGTCAAATTGACCGTCAGAGTCCGCGGCACCCCGTTCGCATCGATCAAGGTCCGGGTGAACTGGACCAAGTGTCGATCAACGGTATCGGAACCCTTACCTGCCTGGCTATGTCGAATAGCCAAGAAAGCGGGTGCCGACAGGGTAGTGGCGATATCAATTCGTTTCGAACCATTGGCCTCTTGGCCAGTGAGACGATACGTGATATCGTCGCCCGATGCATCATCGAGAACGATGTCAGCAGCGAAAGCCATGGAATCCTCCGTAGTATGTACGCACGGTATGTACAACGTTGGACATACAGCACGCACAGACGTCCAGCAACTACTTTGTTGCTGCACCCAAAAGTGCAGCGGCGAGCACCAGCTGCGACGGTGTAAGTGTCGTCTCCGTTAACAACGAAGAAGACACAGGAAGAAAGGGAGCCCTACTGTACTTCTCCACGACAAGAGTCGATTGCAGGAGACCAAATGTATTGGTTGCTCCTGTGTACGTGCTCTTGATCGTCCATTCTTCCTTTACGTAGAAAGAATGGGAGATCCTCCTTAAATTCCAAGCCCCACTAAAGGGTTGGAGTTGTAAGGAGTTCACTATGCCATCGGTCCGCACGAACCAATCCGCAACGAAGCTGAAGGGAATTCTTTCCCAGACAACTGCGCTAGGATTGAGCAGACCGAGAGCAGAGGAGAAGGCCCTCAACTGACCCTCAATTCCATCCAAACGCTCGAGAAGATGGAACAGGTAAGCACCTGCCCTGAATCTTCGTTCGGAGGAAGTGAGAGTGGCCTGGGAGTAACCTCCGATATCAATCGTACTTGTGCCTTCATAAGGCCAAGACGACGAATATCCGAGACGGACTTCTCTGCCCCTTGTCTCCTTAAGCCAATTAAGGCGTTTGGTGACAGTAGCGTTGAGATGTCCTAGCTTCTGAAGATCGCCGATGAATGGTTTCC